CACTATCTAAACGTGAGAACGGTACATTTAATGATTGATATAATTTCTTTTGAAAATATTTGATGTCATCAATCTCACCTAAGTTTTGACCACCAGGTAAAGTTGTAATCTCAGTTCCTCGACCACCTTCACGTCTTGGTAACCAGAAGTCTTCTAACATGGACATATACTGTCGGTCATCTCTGATTTCACCTGTTGATGCATCGTAAACTAATTTGTTTCGATAACGATTCATTACATCTTTCAGATATTGTTCTGCTTTAATCTTTGGTAGATTACCAACATCAATATAAAAGATTCTTCTTTCTGGTGCTCTACTAATACGATAGATCACTAAACTATCTTCAATCATTCTTAACTGATTGACTGGTTTAATTGCCTTATGTAGATGTGATAAAACAACATTCTTTTGTTGATCTACTAAACCTGAAGGACAATAAGCAATCGCATCTTTATGAATACGAATACCACCTGTTGTCATTGAACCACCAACACCTTTTTCATTATAAACGTAATATTCTTTGTACTCCATCGGATCTGGTGCATCACCAGGCATCTTAATGGGTCCGTCTTTCTTTTTAATCTCTCTTACTTTTTTAATTTTACGAGGATCAATATATCGTAATTCTTTGATACCATCTTTAGGATTCTTTGGGTCGATTACTTTGTGATAGTACATACGACCATCGACATACCAACGTCTAAAGATATCATGTCCCTTTTCTTCAAATTCTAATAAACGTAAAACTTCATCAAACTCTTTTGCAATTTTCTTTTTTAAATCCAGTGAGAATGGTTTGATTCGATCTAAGTTTAATCGAACAGGAGGCTCAATTTCGTCTGATACGATTGCCTCGTTGACGATATCTTCAACTGCCTGATCACATTCAGGTTGCATTGCGACTTCTCTATATCGTCTAATTAAATCTGCTTCATCACGTATCTGTCCTTCCATGTCCAGATAGTGACCAATGTGTCCACCACCACCGATGACTGTTTGTGAGCCATCGTCAACGGAAGGCAACGTAAAGTCTTGTGACGTTGCCTTCTCGTTCTTTGATCGGGTAATAGAAAATCCAAATAATTCTGCCATACTATTATTTATACCCTTTTTTAAACTACCTTTTTATTAAGTAGTTGTGTTTGATTCCCAATACTGATATCGCCATGTACATTCGAAAGTTTCTAATGCAGTTGCAGGATCATATGCTAAAGCAATAGATCCTAGACTGACTGGAAACATACCTCTAAAAGTATATGACTTAATAGTATTACCATTTCTGTCTAAGTGGTCAACAAATGCGTCAACTTGATAGTCAACAGGATTGACGAGACCTTCGTTATCAGACATATTGTTAATACCATTCGACCATCTCTCAATCGCATTTCGGACTAAGAAATCAGTATCGTTAATGATTGTTGTACTCCACTGCTCGAACTCTCTATCGCCAGCCATGTAGATATTTCTACCTCTGAATGGTACAACGATTTCTCCTAGAGTTGAAGCAGGAAGTGTTGTTGCGCTACATAAGAATGCCATACTCTCAGTTTCACCACCAACGGCAGCAAAACCTGGGAAAGGCATTGTTACTTTGAACTGATTAGCTCTTGCACCGCCGCCTTTAAGTTTAGATACAAAATCTGAAATGTTTGCCATGATTATGCTCCTACGACTTCACTGAACGCAACGCCAGTTCTTGTTGCGACAAAGTTAAGTTTGATAAAGTTGATACTTCTTGCAGGTTTTACATAAATGTCTGCAACAAATTCATTTCTATCAATAACATCTGCCGTGTTATTAGTTTCATCACATACTACAGCAAAGTCTGTGATACCTCTACGACCTTGTACATCTCTTAGGAAAGGTTCTACTAGATTTCTAAATTGTGCTCTTGTGAACTCATCGTTGAACTCAAAGAGTTGGAATTTAGAAGCAGTAGCAACTGCCTTTTCTAATGTGATGAATAGTCGTCTTACATTGATTCGATCAAATGCACTTGGTTTTGATAATGCAGTCTTATCACCAAATAGTACAGTACCTTGACCAGGGAATGAAGTTACAGGATTTACTCTTTTTCTGTAAAGAATATCTCTCTGTGCCTGATTTGGACTGTATGCTAATTTGATAGCGCCACGAATCTGACCTCTGTTTAGACCACCTGGTGAATACCAAGGATCTGCAACTAGATCAGTTCTTGCACATAGACCAGCAATATCACCATTCAATGGAACATATCTGTAAACATCATTGTATTTGTCATACTGATATTTGTAACCTGAATCGATTACAGCATATGAAGATGAAGGTAATCCATCAGCAAATGCTACAACGTTTTCTGTTTGTGCAATTGCATCAGTTACATTTACAACATCTGCTCTTGCAGGTGATACGAAAGCAACGCAATCTTTTCTTGTTTCAGCAAGATCGATTAACATTGTTGCCTTTGTGTCGCCAGTTGCATCTGCGTTTGTTTGTGAAGGTCCACCAATAATAAAGTTAACATCAACAGTTTCAGAATCTCCGAACTTGTCATATGCTAACTCTAATTCACCATCAGTTGGTACGTTATCATCAGTTCCACCAGCAAGTGATGTGCTGAAGATAGTAAATGCAGCTGTACCTGTGTTATCAAATGTATTGTTTACAACACTTGCACCTGCACCTGATAGTGTAGTTTCATGGTCCATCCAATAAATGTTTGATGACTGATTGTATAAAACATCTACGTAATAGTTTGTTCCGCCTTGAGCGTTTTTCGCATCTGAACCTTGAGATAAACCTTCGTATTTCTCTAGGATTGATCCTGCAACACCAGAAACACCACCGTCTTCATCAACAACAACGATATGAAGTTCATCGTTTGAACCACCGTTGTCGGAAGCGTATTGTGTTGTACCGGGTGCTGAATCAAAGAGATAGAAATATTCCCAACGTCTTTTGATGTATGCGTTATCATCAACTGCATCTTTTAATCCAGTTTGACCACCAGCAAGACCACTTTCAACGTTAGTGTTTACTCTTGCGATAGTTAAAGTGTTAGATGAAATTGCAGTGATTTTATAATACTCACCAGAAGGTGCAGCGCTAAAGTTTCCACTTATATCGCCAAACTCTAATAAGTCGCCTACTTGAAATTCTGTACCATCATCAACTGTGATAGATGTTGCACCTTTTGATGCAGCTGAAGCTACCAAGTTATCAGCGGGCATAGTTTGTTCAAATGCGGTTGAATTTGTACACATTGATACCTTGAGGTTGTTACCCCAAGTGCCAGCAGTTCTTGCAGCCCAACTTCCTGATGAGCCTGAACCGTCAGCGTAATTGTTAGTATAGTGGTCTGTGTTTTTGATTTGAATACCTACTCCGCCACTTGCGGCGTTTAGGTTTCCAGTCACAGCTCTGACCACTCTTAATGCGTTTCCGTACTGTAGAAAGTTGGTTGCACTAAAAAAATACTCGAATGTGTTGCTGTCTGGTTTACCAAACGTATCAACATATTCTTGTTCACTTGAGATCGCAACGATCTCATCCATCGGCCCTTTTTCACTAACAACGGAGATGCCTGCAATTGATGTAGCTACGGCAGGTACTACGTTTGTTAGATCCTTTTCAGTTACGAGAACACCGGGTGATACTAAAAATGCCATTGTCTGTTCTCCTTATTTACTAAATTTAGTAATTATACGACTATTTATAATAATCAAATTTTAGAAACCTTTTCGTACAACGGGTGACCAACGAACCCCATATTCGTCAATTGTGTCTTCCGTCATCTCTGTATCAATCCCATTATCAACAAATCCAAAGGGTGCCATATCTTGTTCGATAAGATTTGCTTGTTCTTCAAAGATACGACTTCTTAGATCATTATCAGTCAATTCTTTGAAATAAACTTGTGTGGTCAACCAGGCAAAGAGTAATAAACATGCCACTAAATCATCTGAACAACCATCATCTGCCTCGTATTTTGACGTGCCTTTGAGTATATAAGTAGATAATTCGGAGATAATATCAAAGTCATTAATCAGTAGTTTATCTGCCTCAATCATCTGTTTGAGGTTTGAACATGCCACTTTCTTTACAGCTTTTGTTGTTCGTACACCCATTTGAGAACCTGCACCAGAAAAACCTGAACCTGCGATTTGACCTGAACGACCTCGTTGAGAGACCATAATTAGATTGTCATATTCTAAATCAAATTGTAATGTGTCGGCCACTTGTCCACCAATATCATTGACCTCAACCAGTATTTCTGCGTGATTGTAATTCTTTGCAACTTCATTGATGATATTAGGAAAGACAAGAGGTTTAATTTCATTGTTCTTATATTTGGCGACAATACGATAAGGCATTTGTGTTGTATCAAAAACAATAAATGCTGAGTTATCATTTAGATTGCCACGTGCAACGTCAACGGTGACACAATAATGATGATCTTTTTTTACTTCTTCAAACACATCTAATCCAGCACGAGAATGAATAGGATGATTGTGTGATAACATTCTGAGTTTGGATGCACTGATTAATGTATCAACAGAACCTAAAAACTCACAATTATGAGAAACAACACCGTTAGTGATATATAAGTTTTCTTTTTCTACATTTATAGGATCATATAAAACTATTTCTTCATCAACCAACTCATTATATAATACTTTTTTACCACTTAAATAATCTCCTACTTTTACATTTCTTGCTAATATTTTATCTTTACCAAAAGGATGGTTGATAGAAGTTTTTATTTCAGAGTTATCATCAAAGATAATATGCTGATAAAGGTTTCTTTTAACCTTTTGTATGCCATTAAAATTAGAAAATCCACTTGGGCTTAATATTTTTATATTATTTGTATTGGCTCTAAACATTTATCCAACTCTTTTTTTCAATTATTTTTTTTAAACC